AGCTTACTTGGGGTCTTGTTCCTCCTTTTTTCAATCTCTTTCATATCTAGGTACCGCTCCTTGTCTTCTGAAGCCTGTTCGCAGTACTTACTTTTCTGTTTCACTGTCAATTCCCTCCACTTACCACCCAACAAAGACATGATTTGATGAGGTTTGCATTCGGGGTTGTCGGCCACCATCTTTTGTCTAACGTCTTGACAAAAGAACATGTAGGCCGACTTGTTGCGTTTGGGTCCTGGGTTCAAGTTCTTGCTCTTGATACCGAAAATGTCTGAGGCGAGCTTTCTTTGAAACTCTGCGGACTCCCACTGTTTCTTGAGGTTCTCGGAACCATTGACTTGTTCTGCGGCGGAATTGCCTAAAAATATGGTACCCAACACCAAGGTGTTTAGGTTTTGTAGTTGAACTTTTTTATTCTTCACGGCCATTGGGTCTGGCTCTCGGGACTGTTTATTTATTGACTCATCCAAGGCCTCATCGCCGTTGGAGCCCGACGAACTCTGATCCCGGCGGAGACCAATCTCAGCGCGCTGGTTGGATGAGTCGAGAGTGGTCTCTCGAAGAAGCGTGTGGTCTTGGTTCACCCTAAAAACATACCCTTTTAGGCGTCGCAAAGGGTACCCCCACCGGGTCTCTCAAGACCCCCTTTCGGGAGTGTCTCTTTAAACCCTCTTTTTCTTCTAGTTTATGGTTAAAATTAACCCCAACTCTCCAAAAACCGTTTACAATTTTTTTATGGTACAAAACGCACCCTATTTCTCAAAAGAGTTGAAGGTCGCGTTTTGGACCATAAAATGAAACGCGACCGGTCAAATATTCGAGTAAATAAAAATAATGGAGACCGTCAAGCTTACTTTTGGCACCGCGAGTTGTGTCAACTTTAGCATGGCCAAAACTCAGAACAAGTACGACAACTTGCACAAGATAGTTATGGAGGAAAACGCCTACAAATCTTACTCTATCCACATCATGGACGGCGAAGACGCGCAATCGGCGTTCCCAGTTTTCAAGGTGGACAGGACCTCGTTTTTCAAGTTCAGACACGGCGACAAAGAATCACCGCCTTTGGTGGTACACGCCGGCCGCAGAATATCGTCGTTCCCGTTGGACGGTAAAGTTTACGGTCTAGAGGTCCTCAACGAACGCAAGCAAAAATCTTTCGAATCCAAAGGCGGACACGACCATAAAACATTAACCGTGTGGTTCGGAGTCGCCGAACAGCCGGAGAGGGTCGTCGAATACGACTGTATGCTGCAATGCGATGGACCGTGCGCGCCAGCTACCGTGGCCTTGAACAACACTTCCACCCAAAAGTTCGTACCGTCCGAGTACATGGTGCCGAAAGTTATGCACAAGGCGACCTTTACCTTTTGTTTTGAGAAACCTCAACAAATGATGGACAACTTGTACCTCTCTTGAGCGCGCTCTCCACGGACTACCAAATAAAAATTTAATGGTAAAGTGTACCATTAAATTTCTCACACGATCTTGCAGTAGTTTTCGACGAACGGTTTCGACGGGTCGTAAAACCCGTATTTTACAGCGTGTTGCAGCAGAGCGTTGTTGATTCTAGAAAAGGTGTCGGTGTGTCCCACGTCCGGGCACAGTACGTGCGCTAGTTCGTGCAGCACAACAAACATTAGGGTGTTTTTGTCATAAGTCTTGCCGTTGCGCGGATCTTTTGTGCATAAATGTATGATTTTTTTATTTATGGTGTACGACTGGTTGTCTTCGACCATTATTAAATTTTCCAAAGTTTTGTAGTCGTTCAATGGCTCCAAGTACCCTACGAATTTACCCGGTCGTCGGTATAGGAACAACGTAACCATATCGACGTAGATGTCTCGCATCACGGAGCGACTCTCCACGATTTTTGTCAGAGGACGTTCTTTACCGAGTTTAAAAATTACTAGAATAGCCACTATACCGCACACCACTACGTATACCATTTATTATCTCTAGAAGGTCGACGTCGACCTTATTTGTCGGTCAGACTGAGGTTACCCATGAAATTCTCAATCACGGCTCCGTTGTCCGACGTCAACGCTCCCATGACGTCGGACATGATGTTGCCGAACGACTTGTCGTTGTTGGACAACGCGTTCATTTTACCCATCAACTCTACGAACGACAACATGTTGAAATTGTTAAAGTCCACCGCCTCCACGATCTCTACAATGTCCATCAACGGCTTGGCGTTGTCGCCCTCTTGGTGGTCCTGCGACACGATCTCTCTGGTCTTGCGACACGCCGCTCTGGTCACTTTAACCAGATTAAAGTCCTGAGACGTAAAGTCGACAAACATGCGCTTGACCATGGCAAATTGCTGTTCGCGAGTCATCGCCTTGACGTCTCTCAGCTCGTTGAACATTTTGTCAATGTAAAGGTCTTCGGCACTTTTAGAATTCATAATTTCGTAAATGCGATTGAGGTGGTCCTTGATCACCTCTTGGTCGGAGCTCGTAGACTTGTTGAACGCGTCTTGGAAATCAAATGCGAAAGAGCCGTTGTCGGTGACGTACGAAATGTGCGGTTCGTCCAGACTGGTAAAGTCTCCAGCGGCCAACTGCTCCTTGTTGGAGTCAAAGAACCGTTTGTAACCGTCCACGAGATTATGGTACGCTTTGACCTTTGTTTCGTCCACTCGGGTGACTATGATGCGGTAGGCGGCAAAGTTACTGCTGGCCGCTACGGCCGCCAAGTCTTCGACGAAATCCTTTACGGACTTGAGCAAGTGCTTGTTTACTCGTTGTTCGGCGAGAGGCTCGGGGTCTGCCGGGCGCGTAATCAGTTCTGTACTATGCATGTTTATTTCGTGGACGGTTAATCTTAAAACTTCCCATTTTGTAAAACTTAATGGTTACGTGAACCATTAAGTTTAAAATCTTGTTTCTAAATTTTGACTGGTGGAAATGACCACAAAAATTCACACGACGCACTTTCCGATCAGAGACTTGGGAGAGTGGAAGTCTACAAACAAGTTCGGGTCCTTCCACTCGACGTGGTTGACGCAGTCGACAAAGTAACGGAACGATTTCAAGTCCTTGCTCTTGCTGGTGGACGACCACAAAGCGAAACCGTGCAAAAGACCCACGGTACGAGTGTATCCGCACGCCACCAGGTTTTCGTACAAGGATGGATTTTTGTGGTACAACTCTACCAATTCTTGGGGAGACATTACATGGTCCATGGTACCATCGCACGTGACGTCGGGCACGTGAAAGTCGACGAGTTGAGACGTGTCGGTTTTAAGGACTTTGTTGAGCATGTTTACGGTCTGAATTTTAAGGCTGTTGAGGTCCCTCGAGAGTTTTTGTCTTCTCTTGATCGGAGATATTATCACCAAGAGGCCCGCGAGCACCGCTACCGCTAGTAGTAGCTGGAACATTTATTTTATGGACTTTAGAGACCCGTAGAGCCGAAGCCGCCGGTACCTCTGGTCGATCTTACGTAAGACACCGACGGCGTCACTAGACCATCGATTTCAACAAGAGTGGTAGGATAGACGATTTTTTCAATCACGAGCTGTGCGATTCTATGGCCTACTTTAACCTCAAAATCGTCTTCTCCGTGATTGTACAGGATGACCATCAACTCGTTGGTGTAGTCTTCGTCTACGACACCGGCGCCTACTTCGATACCGTGCTTCAGGGAGAGGCCCGATCTAGAGGCTATTCGGCCGTACGTGTTGGCGGGTAGCACGCATTTGACTCCCGTCTTGACCATCTTGCGGTTTCCGGCCGGTACAACGCACTCTTCCGAAGCCGTGAGGTCGTAGCCCGCCGATCGTCGAGTACCTCTCGTGGGCACGCTCGACTTGCGGCTGACGAGGATGAACTTGATTTTCTCGGGAAAGTTCAGCCACGCTACGTAAATTACGGTTAAGCTTACTCCGACAAAGATGGTCACGAGCATGCATAAAATCACTAGTAGTAAAGATTGTTCAGTGTTCATGGTGGTTTATTATTCTTTTTTGTAGACAGAGTGGTCCGACGCATCATTTTTGGGAAAATAAAACATGACAGCCGCTTTCGACGTGGGTACCAGAAACTTTGCGTTCGCCGTCAAACACGACGGTCAGTACGTACTTTTGAAAAATATTTCTTTTTTAGCCGACGACTACATGACCAAGAGCGACCTTAACAAGTTGAAGAAAAAAGATCTCGTCGACATGGTCGCCGACGACCTTTACATTTCGGAAAGGCCAAAGTCGACAAAGAAGGACTACGTCGACCTCTTGCACGAGCGGCAGAAGAAGACCCGGACAAAAACTCTGCGAACAGACTTGGGCGCGGTAATGTTTGACGTTCTGGACACGTACGACATTTACTGGAACACGTGCGACACTTTTCTAATAGAGCGGCAAATGGTCGCAAACATGAGGGCTCTGAAACTGTCCCACTACCTGGAGGCCTACCTTAAAATCCGGTACAAATCCAAAGATGTTTTAAACTACAACTCCTCCTTTAAAACAAAGAAACTGGGAGCCGACAGTCGCATGGATAAAAAGCAGCGTAAAGAATGGACCGTCGCCTACGTCAAAAACATACTTACCGACGACAAGCTAGACTATTTCAATAGTCTGACTAAAAAAGACGACGTGGCCGACGTGGTTTGCATGATCGAGTCGCACACTCGATGATAGTACGCTCTTAAGTCAAAGGTGACTTAAGAGCCTAAAATAATTGGTGAATCTAAACTTTTTTCACGGTAATGTTCTTCAACTGGTCCAGAATGTCTTTCTGAGCTTTCTCGGTGGCCTGTTTGGTCACCAGCTCCATAGTTTCGACGGTCAAAATTGGCACCGCCTTGATTTGCGAAGACGGAGAATTGCCCCGCTTCCACTCTTCGACGACCTTTTGAATGTCTTCAAACTCTTCGTGGGTGATCTGACCGTCGGCGATGGCTTTGCTCATTTTGTGGTTCAGATTGTTGAGCGTGGTGCAGGCTACCACGGAGCGCTTGTAGTGGCTCATCTTCTTCTCCTGCAACTTTCCTTGGATCATTTTGGCCACACCGGAAATCAGACCGACTCCTGAGAACGAGGTTGTCGAAACGACCGCTCCGACTACGGGAACCGCGTTGGCCACCACTCCTACCACGATGTGGGTCGCGATCAAAGAGTACTCGATAAAGTCGGCCACCGTGCACATTCGACCGTATTTTTTGCACACGGCGTTACGAGTCTTGATTTCGTCCTCGAGAAACTTTTGGTCGTCCATAATTTTTTTGATTCTAAAGTTGGTCGACTCTGTGAACAGCCCGGGGTACTTGGCGTAGTCTTCTCCGAGACGTGGCGGTGCGCTCGGAGAATTAAAATTTTCCGACGTGTTGTACATTTATTAACTCGACTATCTGAACTCTTAGCGTCTTGTGGTGGGTGCGCTCGGATCTCTGACGACACCCCCGAGGAAGTCTTCGGTGCCGCTCTATTTATTTGAAGTCTTTAAAATTATTTAACGCCATTTAAAAATGGACACCCCAATAGACTCGGAGAATCTTGATTCTGCCCCTGGAGGGGTGTTGTATTACAAAGAGTACATGATCGTTCCCATGAACGGGAACGATCACATAATAAAGTTGGCTGGCACCGTAGAGGACCCCTACTTTTGCGGAGCGGACGTGTGTACCGTGTTGGGGTACGTTGACATCAAGAAAGCAATCCAAAAACACGTCGACTCGAAAAACAAGAAAGAACTTTCGCAGTTGGTCGATCGAGAAAGTAATGGTCCTCTGTTACCTTCTGATGGAGCCAGTTATTTAGGTGCCAAAGGACCATTAAAATATCACCAAGGCAAAGCGGTCTACATCACCAAAGATGGACTTCACAAACTAGTCATGACTTCGAAGGCGTCGTTCGCCAAAGAGTTCAGGAAGATTGTCGAATCGGTCATCTTACCAAAACTCAGAGGACACGGCTCGCGCGTTATCGAAGAACGTCTAACCGAGAGCGCTAGACAACTGGCCGCCAAAGAAGCCGAGCTTGCTCTCGAAAAGTCCAAACGCAAAGAAACCGAGCTGGCCGTCAAAGCCAAACTCGCGAAAGCACTAAAGTACAACAAAGCCGCCACCGAAGTGGAATCTAAAGAGTACATCTACATCGCCACCACGGATCTGTACTCTACGGAAAACAAATTTAAAGTTGGTGGGTGCGCGAGCTTCGAGCTCTTGAAATCTCGACTGTCCAGCTACAACAGCGGCAAGTCTGACTCGGACGCCCACTACTTTGCACACACTTGGAAGACGGTCAGTTATCGGGCCGTCGAACACGCAT